CCTTTCAACTCGTCAAGTTGGTCACAGAGAGCGCAGAGCGTGCGGATGATTTCCGACACGTCTGCATGGAGTGGGTCGATTTGCGACAGCGCAGCGGTGTAAAACCAGATACGCAGCCGAAGGGTGAATTCGGTGAATAGAGCGATCACGTCATTTCCCTGGTAAATCAATCAGAGCCATCGCCAGCGAAGCCAGCACACAGCACGCAGTGACGAAAAGGTCGGCGCGGTCCATCACTGCACCCCCGAATGCACGCGCCCGAAGGCTTCACCCATGCGGCGCAGAAGATCGCGGGCATGGCGCGGAGCGTTGGCCAGGTCGGCGCCGTACGCCACGTTCAGGATCAGTTGCATCGCCTCGCACATCTGCGGGCCGTGGCTGTAGTCCAGGGCGTTCAACATGACTTCGTGCAGGGCCTGCTGGCGCATCGGCATGTCGGCCGAAGCCCACGAGGTGCCCTGTGCTTTGCGCTGCTCGTGGTCGATCACCGTCCCAGCCCACGGCACCAGTGCATTGGCGTCGCACTTCGCGGCGGCGGTGCGGAACTGATCGGCCATCGCATCAACTGCGGCTTGGCGGGCTTCCTGCTTGGCAAACAGGCTGGCGATGTACTCGTCTGCGTCGGTTACGGGGTTCGTGGTCATGGCTGTTCCTCAGCGAGTTGGGCGGGATGGGGCAGGGGCGCGCGGCTTCTGCGACGGCATGGGCCGTTGTGGCGCGGCTGCTGGCGGCTTGGCTGATGGCATTCCGCTGGAAGCTGTTGCGGGCTTGCTGGTGCTGGGCTTGTCTGCTGTGGCGCCAGGTGCTGCAGGTGCGCCCGGCACAGAAGCTGCCGGTGCGGAGGCCTCACGGTCGTGGTAGTTGTTCCAAGTCGTTGGAGCAGTCCCAGCGCAGCCCGTCAGCAATAGGACAAGGGCGGAAAGTGCAATGCGTGTGTTCTTCATTTCGATCCCCTTTGTTGGCAAAACGAAGCGCCCACCTCGGACGCTTTGGTTTGCCGCTGTTGCGGCTGTCGGCATCTCCCTGCGATGCAGGCTCCGACTGATCTACACATCCACTACCCACCACGCGGCGGGCTAGATGCGGGACGGTCTACCGTCCACTGTGTACCGTCTCACGCCCGGTCACGCGCTGGCTGTCGTCTGCTCCGAAGAGTGCGAACCGCCAGGTGCAAGTTTTGAAAGAACCCATGTCGCTGCACCGATCTGCTGCTGCTCCGACTTGTTTGTCGGCATGGGGTTAATGTAGCGAAACGCTAGGATGCAGTCAAGCGAAAAGCTAGAAAAATAGCAAAAAAAGTTGCAGCACCTAGCGGCGAGGTGTTGTTAAGACGCAAAAAAGCCCGCACGCGGCGGGCCTGGAACCTGTGTTTTTACTGCGCTCGCTTGCGCCATCTGTAGTACGCATACATAGGCGACCACCAGACAAGGACGGCCAAGACGAGGGCCGCTGCGATCTGCCAGAACCCGGCGTTTATGTCAAACAGTGCGGCACTGAGAAACGATCCGGCGAACAGGCCCGCCATGCCCAAGGCAAACCCGATTCCGTCTTTTGAGTCCTCAGTCATTCTCATGGCTCCTGTTTGATCGTCCTGGTGGCGGGCACCTTGCCCATCATTTTGTCGATGTGTTTTGCGATGTGCGCCCGTAGCTCGGTTGCCTTTGCTGCGATTTCCCGAGAGTAGCGCTCCCGCTCTTGATCGGTCAATGACCGGAAGTTGTACAGCAGCTCGCTTTCCTCTGCTGTCATGACTTTGAAAATGTCGCCTATCTCTTCTGTAGGCAAGTCGGACAACCATAGAGGGAAGGCTGCTGAGAGCTTTTTCCGCAGGTTGGGTCCTACACCTCGCGGGTTTCCAGATGGAAGTGTCACCCCCGTGGTGATCTGGTAGAGCGTTTGCCCGTTTACGCCAGCAGCGTCCGCAACCTTGTTGTACCCGCCGTGGGTATCACAGAGACGCTTTAGAGCTTTGGCGTACTGGTCCATGGCAAGTTATAGCAAGTCGTTAAGGATATGTTTCTGTCGAAACGCTTGACGACCTTCTAGCGTTACGCTACAGTCGGGCCATGAACATGAAACCCGAAGAGCGTTCGGTGCTTGCGCAGAAATGCGAAATCGCTGACGCCTACCTGTACCAAGTCTTCACAAAGCGTCGTGAGGCAAGCCCTGAGCTTTGCGTCCGAATAGAGCGCGAGAGCGGTGGCCGCATCACTCGAAAGATGCTCAGGCCGACCGACTGGGCGCGCATCTGGCCCGAGCTTTCCGTCACGGCCTAAATGTTTCACCACCCCGCCCACGCTGGCACCCACTGCCTGCACCGCACTACACGGCGTGTCTCCCTGCGTCTGTGCGGAGCATTCAGGTGGGGTGGTTTTCTTTTCCATGACAGCACTTTGCCGACCTTGTTCGCAGAGCGCATCCCCAAGTTTGATGAACAGATGAAAACACGCCAAAGCAACCCGCAGTCAGCCCAAGTCATGCCAGGACTCAGCAAGCGAGCGCAAGCCCTGTTGAAGCCAGTTCCGAATCAGATCGTTCTCGCGGCAAAGGGTCAGGCCGACAAGACCCGTTCAATCTTGAAAGGTGGCATATGAACACCGCCAGGGCGCGCAACAGCGACCCAATCACATCGCACGTAGCCGCACGCAATGCCGAGCGGTTCGCCGAATCTCACGCTGGCCGGATTCTTTTGGAACTGCGCAACGGCGTTGCAACAGCTTGCCGCTTGTCTGACCTCACAGGGTTGACGGTTGTTCAGATTGATCGCCGCCTTCCAGAGCTTGCCAAGTCAGGTCTTGCACGTCCTGTTGTCGTTTGTGGTGCCCACCTTGTTGTTGGTGGCTATCGCGTTTGGGAGGCCGTCTAAATGGCAGGCGATTGGATCAAGATGAGAGCAGACCTGTTTACACATCCGAAAGTTGTCCGCATGGCGTCCGCTTTGAATGCGGACAGGCTTCGGACTGTTGGCGGACTAATGTCCGTTTGGTGTCTGTTTGACGCGCACTCAATTGACGGTGAGCTTGATGGCTACACCTTCGACGCGATTGACGAACACCTTAGATGGCCCGGTTTTTCCTCCGCAATGTGCGCTGTCGGATGGATTGAAGAAACCGGAAAAAGCCTTGTGCTGCCTGAGTTTGACACTCACAACGGACAGTCTGCCAAGCGTAGGGCACAGGATGCAGACCGTAAGAAGGAAGTCCGAAAAGCGTCCTCACCACAAGCGGACAAATTGCGGACTAGAGAAGAGAAGAGAAGAGAAGAGAAAGATACCCCCTTACCCCCTGCCGGTGGTTCGGTGAGGTTTGAGGATTTTTGGTCAGCATGGCCTGCAAACGAACGCAAGCAGGACAAGGCGAAATGCGCGAAGAAGTGGAAGTCTTCATTTCTTGATTCATCGGCTGACGCAATCCTTGCTGACATCGCAGTCAAGCGCCAAACCCAGAAGTGGCGGGACGGCTACGTAGAAGCCCCGCTGGTCTACCTGAACGGCAAGCGGTGGGAAGACGGCGTAACTCCCGGCGCATTGCATGAGCAATCCAACGCTTTCGCGGGGGCAATCTGATGCGCGGACACGAAGACTTAATTCGACTCCGGGAGACCGGCGTGAAGCCTGCCGGAATGGTTTACGTCGATGACTACCCGGTGATGGACAAATGGGTGAAATGGCTTTATGAAAAAACCATGGTCACGGTCTGCACACATGGCGACGACATTCAAAGCCTCGACATGCGGTTTTTGGTTGGGATGGCTGTCAACGTATCAGGCGACGAAATAAACCGCGTGAAGGCCCTATCTGTGGCTTGCAAACGTGCCGGGGCGAGTGTTGTGTTTGCTCACTGCGCAGGAAAGTCGGCAATGTGGAAATCCGGGGAGGCGCAATGGCTGATTTTCTGATCGCTGATGACATTGATTTTTCGATGTACATGCGCGAGACAGACGCGCAAGCCAAGGTCAAGCCCGCAGCGTCATGGTTCCCGGATCTTCACGCACGTCTGCGCAGCAAGGCAAAAGAACGTCAGACGTTCCTGCCGTGGACAAAGACCATGGACAGCTTTGCATTCCGCGATGGCGAGGTGTCGCTGTGGTCTGGACAGAACGGACACGGTAAATCCCTGATGACGAGCCAAGTCGGTTTGTCGCTTGTCGGCCAGGGGGAACGGGTGTGCACCGCCAGCTTTGAAATGAAGCCGGTCGTAACCCTGCAACGCATGGCCCGCATGTTCTCCGGGTTCAACCCGTTCTCTCCTGAGTTCCAGGGGGATGAAGGCATAACCGCCATTGAATCGCTTTACGCCGACTTCCGAGCATTCAGCGATGGCCGCATGTGGCTTTATGACCAGATGGGCACCGCTGAGGCGAACAAGGTTATCGGCATGGTCCGCTACTGCGCCAAGGAATTGGGCATCAAACACGTCTTTGTGGACAACCTCGCCAAGTGCGTGAAGGGTGAAGACGACTTCAATGGACAAAAGGTGTTCGTTGACGAATTGACCGCCGTCGCCAGGGATTACGGGGTGCACATCCACCTTGTCCACCACCTGAGAAAACCAGCCAATGAAAACGCCGTGCCAGACAAACACGACAACAAGGGCAGCGGGTCGATTACCGATCAGGTTGACAACGTGTTCATGGTCTGGCGCAACAAGGCCAAAGAGGACGACATGAAGGCGAAAGGCCATCTGTCCACCAAATCAACCGAGCCAGACCACTACCTTCTGTGCCGCAAGCAACGGAATTACGAAGGAAGCGGGGAGGGTGAGCCAACTATCAAGCTGTGGTTTAACCGTGATTCTCAGCAGTACATCGCAGAGCCGGGTGATTCGCCGCTCTATTTCCCGAACTGGCCGCATCAACAGACGAGATATTGATGACCGAATACCAAAGACAAGTAGACCACCTGACCGAGCTTTCAAAGCTGGCCGGGTTTCGTGAGCACGTATTGACCCGGCTGAAAGAGCTTGAGAACGAACCGGGATTCGCCGGTATCACGCAAGAGGTTTTTGCTCGGGTTCGGGCGGAGAAGGCGGCAAATGCGTAGAGCGGCAAAGGTTGATAAAAACCAAGCGGAAATTGTGGATGCTCTGCGCACGGTTGGGGCTTCGGTTCAAAGCCTGGCAGCGGTGGGTGTTGGGGTTCCTGACCTGCTAGTTGGGTTTCGCCTGAAAACCTATCTGCTTGAGGTAAAGGACGGAAAGCAACCGCCGAGCAAGAGAGAGCTTACCGCCGATCAAATCTTGTGGCATATCGACTGGAACGGTGGGCCGTGCGTTGTCGTCACAAGCGTAGGCGAGGCGCTGGCGGCTATTGGGGCTACGTCATGAGTGAAACCCTAACCATCGAGCTGCACAACAAAGAGCAGGCTTGGGCCGCAATCAGGGCGCAGGTATTCCCGTTCCTCTCAACTGGTCTTAAACAGGGGACTCGCTGGGTTCTGATGGTGAAACCAGCAACCCGAAGCCTTGAGCAGAACGCCCGCCTTTGGGCAATGCTGGCCGAAATCAGCGCTCAGGTCGATTGGTACGGGCAGAAGATCACATCAGAAGAATGGAAGGATGTATTCAGCGCAGCCATGAAGCGCACAAAGGTTGTGCCAGGCCTTGATGGCGGGTTTGTGGTCTGCGGTCAGTCAACCAGCAAGATGACCCGGGCGGAAATGTCCGAAATGCAAACCCTGATGGAAGCGTTTGGCGCTGAAAAAGGCGTCAGGTTCTCAGTGGTGGAGATGGCATGAAAGTTCTGATCGGCTGCGAATCATCAGGAACGATGCGCAGGGCATTCCGTGCGCTGGGATACAACGCATGGAGTTGCGACATTCTCCCGGCTGACGATGGATCAGAGCATCACATTCAAGGCGATGTGCTTGGGGTCGTTAATGACGGTTGGGATGTTGGGATATTCCACCCGCCCTGCACGCACCTCGCTGTAAGTGGATCGCGGCACTTTGAAGCAAAGAAGGCTGATGGACGCCAGCAGGCCGCGCTTGATTTTGCCGTGAAGCTGTGGAATGCACCAATCAAGCGAATTGCACTTGAACAGCCAGTGTCGATCCTGTCTAGCACTATCGGCCCAGCGTATCAGACGGTTCAGCCATGGATGTTTGGTCACATGGAACAGAAGGCCACATGCCTCTGGTTGAAAAACCTCCCTCAATTGGAAGAGACAAACAACGTCAGGGCGGAAATGATGAATCTGCCAAAGAACGTCCGGGAGCGAGTGCATTACATGCCGCCTGGCCCTGATCGCTGGAAGTTGAGAAGCAAGACATTTGACGGCCTAGCCCAAGCTGCTGCAAGTCAATGGGGTAGGTACGCTGAATTTCAGCTTGGACAACTGGCGCTGGAGTTCGCATGATTGCCTTCCCAAAAATAACCTACGTGCGCAGCAAGAAGCTATTGCAGGCCGTGGCATCGATTGAGTGCCAGCACTGTGGACAGCACGGATTCACCCAAGCCGCACACAGCAATCAATCCTCCCATGGCAAAGGCCGTTCGCTCAAGGCCAGTGACATTTTCACCGCTGCGCTGTGCGAAACCTGCCATGCAGCCCTAGACAGCGGAAGCCACCTGACGCGGGAACAGCGGGTAACCATGTGGGGTGAGGCGCACATCAAGACGGTGCGAGAGCTAGTTAAACGTGGCCTCTGGCCGATGGATGTGACGATTCCAGATATTCGAGTAATGAACTGATGAACAAATACGGATGCCATAACCGCGCCCCATTCAACAACTTTTACCACGCAACAGGAAGCGTGAAGGAAATCAGGCACGTTATGACGATGGCCTGCCAGTACACGAAGACTGAGCTAGGCAAGACTGACACTAAGTGCAACGGATGCAAACACAAGGAAGAGAAATGACTGAAAAGAAACCTAGCCCATACGCCACCAATATCAGCCCGTTGCGCATCAGCATCTTGGAACTGATCGGCAAGAAGAAGCTCACGACCACGGAAATTGCAGCGCCATTTGATGGCTACAGCCGGGAGCGCATGGCTAACATCCTGCGCGGGATGGCTGAATCCAAGATGGTGAGCCGGGAAAACACGCCAGAAGGCCGCATTCTCTGGTTCAAGTACAAAGCACCAGCAAAGCCGAAAGAGCGTGAAATGCCGTGTTTGAATGGCACAATGCGTGAAAAGCTCAGCACCTCATGGATGACGCAACCAGCCAGGGCAGGCGCAACCGATGCACTCAATATCCGCTCGGTGGGGTTCTGATGCCTAGACCTAGAAGTGAACTGACGAAAAACCGCCGTTGTGTCGGATCGCACCTGACACCTGAGCAATACGCAGAGTGGAAATTACTCGGTGGTCAACAGTGGCTAAGGGTGACATTGGCTCTTTCCATTGCAGCGAGAAAGAAGGATAATCAATGAACCTTCCAGACTCTGCAAAGGAAGCATTGCGCAAAGCCGCAAGCACTCCGACAGACAAAGACCCGCACGCAAGAGCGAAGGCCATTGATGAAACCATCGACCGGCTAAGGCTGGTTTACCCTGACTACTTCAAGGATGATCATGGTGAAAATCATCGGCGTGAATGCGAGGGGCTACAGGATCGGCCAATGGAACCAGTTCGCAAGGTTCAGCGACCGGGTAGTCGAACAAATCCGCCAACTCAGGGATGACGGCATGACATACCCAGCCATCGCAGAGAAAATGGAAATGTCTAAATGGACCGTCGCAGACATATGCAGGCACCGCCGCAGGGCCGAAGTACCGGCTAGGTTCAAGAGAGTGGAAGCATAAGGAGCGCACATGGCACAAGAGAGTCACTACACGGAAGAGAAGGGCAGAGCGATCTGTGAGCAACTTGCTAACGGCGTGTCGCTACTGGAAGTGTCGAAGAAGATCGGCATTCCATACTCCACATGCAGACGGTGGGAGTTGGACATTCCTGAGCACGGTAGCAATTCCCTGCGGGCGCGTGAGCTTGGTTGTCACGCAATGGCCGATGAATGCGTGATGATTGCTAATAGCCCAATGATTGGCGAAGAGCGCACAACTAAGGCTGATGGCGGTGTTGAAATCAAAGAGGCGGACATGCTGGCCCATCGTCGCCTAATGATTGACACTCGTATGCGATTGATTGGCAAATGGTTGCCGCGCATCTATGGCGACAAACAACAGGTCGAGCACAGCGGTGTTATCGGCCTTGAGCAAATGATTGCATCGGCTGGGGAAGAATGATGCTTATAGGTGCATCGCTTGTGTTTGCCGGATTCGCTGTGTGGGCTGTGTTTTTCAGGGATTTGTTTGTATCTGGCCGAAAGAAGTTCTTGTCCAAGATGTTCGGTGAATCACCATTTGACGAAGACCTGATTGAAGAGCACAGGGTTAGCATGGTTCCTGTGTGGATGGCGTTGTCTGCTATCTGTTGGGCTTTGAGTTTGTTTATTGGGGATTAGTGATGAAGACAAAAGCTGAAATTGAACAACTGATCAAACGTGCCGATCAACTCACGCTTGATGAACAGCAAGAGTTGCAGGATCACGTCCGAGCTTTGTATTTGGCAAACGAGATGCTGAGGGAAAACCTTGTAAGCCAAGCATCAGGGGGGGCATCCTCTGCTAAGCAGGCTGCTTACGGGAAGCGATGACCCCGGTTGAAAAGGTCAGGGCATGGCGCAAAGACCCGGTTAAGTTCGTCCGGGACTGCTTTGGTGTAACGCCTGACGAATGGCAGATCGAGGCTATGTCTCACCTTGGGGGTGAGTACAACACCGCACGCAGGCTGTGCATGAAGGCTTGCACTGGCCCTGGTAAGTCGGCAACGCTGGCTTGGATGGGCTGGCACAGGCTGGCCTGCTTTGCGTCCAAGGGTGAGCATCCCAAGGGCGCGGCGCTGTCGATCACCTCGGACAACCTGAAAGACAACCTGTGGGCTGAGCTGTCCAAGTGGCAGCAGCGCAGCGCATTCCTCAAGTCCGCATTCACCTGGACGAAGGAGAAGATATACGCCAACGAGCACCCGGAAACGTGGTTCTTGTCTGCTCGGTCATTCGCAAAAGATGCCAACGCTGAAGCCATTGGGCGGGCTTTGTCTGGCCTGCACAGTCAATTCCCGTTTGTCCTGCTTGATGAAACGGGAGATATGCCGGTAGCCGTTGGACGTGCTGCTGCTCAAATCTTCACAGGGTCTCCAAAGGATGCGGCCATCATCCAGGCAGGCAACCCTACCAGCACCAGCGGCTTGCTCTATGAGTCCTGCACAAAGGCTAGCGAGCTATGGGACATCATCACCATTACCGCAGATCCTGACGATCCAAAGCGCACGCCACGGGTAAGCGTTGACCACGCACGGGAAATGATCAGGACGACTGACGGCGGACGAGATAACCCATGGATCATGGCGACCATCCTAGGACTGTTCCCGCCTACAGGCTTCAATGCCCTGCTAGGCCCTGATGACGTTGATGCTGCCTTTGCTCGGCACTACAACATGGACGAGCTTCGGTCAGCGCCTGTTGTCCTTGGCGGGGACGTGGCAAGGCAGGGCGACGACTCAAGCGCTATTGCACGCAGGCAAGGGCGTCAATCGTTCGCCATCAGGACCATGCGAATCCCTGACACGATGGTTCTAGCCCAACAGTTCGTCATGGAAATGCAGAAGTACAAAGCGGATGGGATGCTTGTTGACGAGACTGGCGGCTATGGCGCTGGGGTGATCGATGCCATGCGCCAGATGGGCCATGACGTGATCGGCGTTCAGTTCGGCGGCAGGGCCAACGATTACCGCTACTTCAACAAGCGCTCAGAAATGTACTTCGAGCTTGCCAAGTGGGTGAAAGCTGGCGGCGCACTGGTTGAAGACCGCGAATTGAAAGAGGAACTGTGTGCAACCACGTTCGTGTATCAGGGCGACAAGTTCCGCATTGTCGAGAAAGAACTGATCAAGGATCAGATTGGTCGCTCACCTGACAGGGCCGATGCACTGGCCTTGACCTTTGCCATGCCGATTGCAAAGCGTAGTGAGTTCTCGCGCCAGGCTGGAACGCCATCGGACTGGAGTCCATACGAGAAACAGGCGGATTGGACGCCTTATTAATGGTGTACGCATTGAGTTAGTCCATGGGCAGTATGCCCGGCATGGATCAACTCACCGTCAGACGCTGCACCGTCGCCGATCTGGCCCAGTCGCCAGAGTTTGGCGCGCTCGCTGATGAGTATGAGAGCGAAGGTAAGCGGGCAGACATAGGCCCTTGCCGATTGCAAATGGACATGTACTCAGGACTTGAAGCCGCTGGGATCATGAAGTTTGCGGGCGCATGGGCTGACGGCGAATTGATTGGGCTTGTTTCTGTTGGTGGGGCCAAGGTGCCTCACTATGACAACCCAATAGCCACCACCGAATCATATTTTGTACGGCCCCATGCCAGGCATACGGGGGCTGGAAAGCTCTTGCTGAACCAAGCTGAGGATATGGCTATGGAGTTCGGCGCTTTCGGCTTGTTCGTCAGTGCGCCTATGGGTGGAAGGCTTTCGGTTGTACTGCCTCGAACTGGCTATCAGCAGACCAATGAAGTCTTTTTCAAGAGGCTTGCATGAATCTGGACATCATCAGCCAGCGATTGCCAGCCATGTCTGATAAGGCAGTGGCCGCTGTTCGTGCATTCGACGCTGATCTAAAGAAGCGCGTTCAGGTTGCAATCTCCACACACCATCAGATCCATGGCGGCATCTATACCCGCACGATCTGCCTTCCAAAAGGCGCGGCGCTTACGGGTGTGCTTATCAAGATCCCTACGACGCTTGTTCTATGTGGTGATGTGACGGTATTCACCGGGACCGACGAGGTTCGTATCTCAGGGTATGCCGTTATTCCCGGCAGTGCGGGGCGCAAGCAGGCATTCATTGCCAATGCTGACACATGGGTGTCAATGAGCTTTCCAACACAAGCGACCTCAGTTGAAGAGGCTGAGAACCAATTCACTGATGAACCGGAGTTGCTGTTTTCTCGGCGCTCGGCATCAGATCAAACCATCATCACGGGAGAATAGCCATGTCAGGTGGAGCAACAGCAGCATGGATTGCCGCAGGTGCAGCAGCAGCGGGAACGGTTGCCAGCTTGGATCAAGCCAACAACGCCCAGCACCAGAACAGGCTGCAAATGCAAGAGCAACAGCGACAAATGGCTGAAGCTCAGCGTATGCAGGAGACTGAACTTCGCGCACAACAGGCGATGAACAACGCCAACCTTGCACAAGCTGCTGGCGCTGCTGCTGAGTCGAAGGCTTTGATGGAAAAGCAACTCAAAGCCGCTGACGAGAGCATGAACAAGGCCAGTCAAAAGCGCCCGAACACATCGCGCATTGTTGACGAGGCGGCACAGGCTGGTAAGGCTGGTGCATCTGGGACGATGCTGACAGGCGCTCAGGGCGTATCTGCTGACACGCTGCAATTAGGCAGAAGCACACTGCTGGGCGCGTAATGAATCAGGACAAGCCACGCATTCAGATGATGCGCCGATGGGGCGCGTTGAAGAATGAGCGTTCCGGGTGGATGGATCACTGGCGCGAGATTAGCGATAACCTGCTGCCTCGCTCTGGTCGATTCATCGTTTCCGACCGAAACAAGGGCGATAAGCGCCACAACGCGATATATGACAGCACGGCTACCCGTGGCCTGCGTGTGTTGGCTGCGGGCCTGATGGCTGGAATGACAAGCCCAGCACGCCCGTGGTTTCGATTGACGACGAGCGACCCTGATCTGGATGAATCGGCTGCTGTCAAACAATGGCTTAAGGACGTTCGCACTCAGATGATGCTGGTGTTCGCTCGGTCGAATACCTATCGCGCATTGCACACGATGTACGAAGAGCTTGGGGCATTCGGTACGGCATCGACCATCATCGTTCCAGACTTCAAGAACGTGATCCACCATCACCCGCTGACGGTGGGCCAATACGCCATTGCTGAGAACTATCAGGGGCACGTCAACACGTTGTACCGCGAGTTTTCAATGTCCGTGGTTCAGATGGTGCGCGAGTTCGGTTATGACAACTGCTCACTGTCAGTCCGTGGGCTGTATGACCGTGGCAATCTGGACACGTTCATTCCGATTCATCACGCCATTGAACCAAGGGCAGACCGCGACCTGAGTAAGAAGGACGCGATGAACATGCCGTTTCGCTCCTGCTATTTCGAGGCAGGCGGGGATAACGACGAACTTTTGCGCGAGTCTGGATACAAGGAGTTCAACGCTGTATGCCCTCGCTGGGCTATCTCTGGTGGGGATGTGTACGGCAATTCACCGGCAATGGAAGCGCTCGGCGACATCAAGCAGCTACAGCACGAGCAGAAGACGAAGGCCAAGGGTATCAGCTATCAGGTTGAACCACCATTGCAGGCCCCAATGGCGACGAAGATCAACGGGGTTAACCGACTTCCTGGCGGTGTGACGTTCGTTGACCCGGCAAACCCCAACGGCGGTGTAAGGACGGCGTTTGAGACTACGCTGAACCTGCAATACCTGCTGGACGACATTCGGGACGTGCGCGAGCGGATCAATTCCGCCTTTCATGCCGATATGTTCCTGATGCTGGCGAACGGCACCAATGGGCAGATGACGGCGACCGAAGTTGCAGAGCGCCACGAGGAAAAGCTGCTGATGCTCGGTCCTGTATTGGAGCGCCTGCACAACGAAATGCTGGCACCAATGGTTGAAATGACCTTTGCCCAGCAGATCGAAGCTGGGACTCTCCCGCCGCCACCGCAGGAAATGCAAGGCAAAGAACTTTCCATCGAGTTCGTGTCCATGCTGGCTCAGGCACAACGGGCGGTTGCTACGAACAACGTCGATAGGCTGGTAAATCACATTGGCATTTTGGCCCAACTCAAGGGTGATACATCAGTTTGGGACAAGTACGACACTGACAAAGACATCGATGCATATGCTGATGCTCTTGGCGTTGATCCTGACCAGATCGTGGCTGGTGAACAGGTTGCACTGATTCGTCAGTCCCGCGCTCAACAGATGGCGCAGCAGCAACAGGCCGAACAGGCAAGCATGGCCGCAGACGCAGCGGCAAAGCTGGGCGGCGTGAACACATCGCAACCCAATCTATTGACAGACGCGACCGCAGCATTCAGCGGCTACACCTGAGGAAGAATCATGGCAGGCTACAAAATTGACGGGGCTATCCCATTCCTGGTTGATGACGATGGGAAGCTTCTTGGCTACATCGACAGGCTGGATCGAGAGCGGCACATTGATGGTTCGGCGTTCAACCGTGCGAGTCCTGACCCTATTGCTGCGATCAGTGAGCGGCTGAGCAGCCCTGCCGCAAAGCTCAAGGCTGCATTTGCTGCGCAGGGCGCGGTGACAAGCAAGATGGCCGTCAGTGCTGACGTGCCAACCGTGACGATGGAAGGCGCCCAAGTTCAGCCTTCTGCATGGGCCTCTCCGCTTTCCTCCTATCGCTTCATCAAGCTGCAAGTGGCCGGGGTTAAGACTTCGCAAATCAGCTTCCCATCCAATACCGTGATCGGGATGACTGGTGCATTTAACGACGGCCAGTCGTTTGACTTTCTGAAATCCAATTTTGTTGGTGGGTCAAATGGCGCCATCCCAATCTCGTTTCAGACAGATGCCCAAGTGTTTGGTTTTGCTGTTGGCGGTGGTTGGGCGGGGAATATTTTTGTGAATGGAAAGCCCGCTTCCGTCACGGGGTATACGTTTGCAGGCGCGGGGTCATCCCGCTACTGGGTGCGGGTCGCATTTTCGACAAAGCAGCCACGGAATATCGTCGTGGTGTCCGAGCCGAGCTACGGCATCGGCGGGGTTGTTCTTGGCAACACAGACAGCATCGGGAGTCTTGCGCTGTCTGAACTCACCTGGGCTCACGAGGGTGACAGCTATTCGCAGAGTCGCTCGTCTTTCCAGTTGTACGCAGGCATTGTTTCTCAGGCTGCAGCAGCATTGGGCATCACGGCTTTTTCTTCCGGTCCAGTGGGTGGCTCGGGCTATCAGGCCCGCAACTCGCTATCCAATGCCATCGAGCGCATTGGCAACGTGACCAGTGCTTTTGATGGCGGGCCAAAGATCATCAGCGTGGCTTTGGGCCTCAATGACCAAGCTTTGTCAGGGAACGCCGCGTACACGACTGCCTACTTTGCAGCTCTGCGCGCCGCCTGCCCAGACGCCTTGTTTGTCGTGATGGACCCGTTTTGCCCGGTGGAAACGAACGGCGCCGCCTATATGACCAGCATCGGCACCCCCATCACCAATGCAGTGAAAGCTGCGGGCGGTGACTACGTGCTGATCCACAACATCGCAGGCACCTGGGAAACAAGCTGGGGCATATCCGGAAGCACGGGTGGCACACCGTGGCAAACCGGTACGGGCCGCACTGGGACGCCTTCCGGCACTGGGAACGGCGACATCTACACCGACGCTGGCGGGACGCATGTGATCACCGCAGGCATTGATTACCTGGCTGATCGGTTCTATTCGGCGCTCAGGGCAGCGGTGCTTTCGCTGTGACCGACGCAGTAGACAAAGCCCTCCAAGACCTAGCGGCCTTCGCCGCAGGGTCTTGGAGCAACAACGCCATCGTGGACCGCGTGGAAGCTGTCAGGGCATTGCGCAACGCAGAGATTGCAGAGGCCGCCGCACAAGCGAGACATGCCCTGGCGATGCGGGATGAAGCTTGTGCAGTTCTTGGGATCACTCCGGGCGCACTCATTCACCAAGTTGATAGCAATGGTGTACGCATTTAACCGCGACACAAATAGATTGCCCATGTGAGCGAATACGACCCAACCGACATCAGAGCGCAAGAAGCTGCCCGCGAATCTCAGGACCGCGATCAGAAGAAGTCCAACGATACGGAAGAGTCGGATATCAAGTGGCTTATGCGAAACAAGCAGGGGCGCCGGGTTGTGTGGCGTCTTCTGGAGAAAGCCGGTGTTTTCCGGTCTGTGTTCAATACCAACGCGATGGCAATGTCATTCGCCGAAGGTCACAGGAACTACGGACTACAGACATTGACGCTGATCCACGTTGCTTGTCCCGAGCTATTCCCGGTTATGTTGAAGGAAAACTCAAATGAGCGAAACACTGATGACGACTGAAGCCGCAACTCCAAGCGAAGGCGCAGAAGCATCCACCACAGACACTCAGGCCGCTACTGTTGCGGTTGAAGGTGTTCAAGAGCAGGTTATCGAAACCAAGACCGAAGCAGTTGCAGAAGTCAAGGTTGAGGAAAAGACGCAAATTCCTGAGTCCTACGAATTCAGCGCACCGGAAGGCGTGCCGATCAACGAAGGTGCAAAGGAAGCCTATGCGGAAGTGGCGAAGGAATTGGGTCTGACACAAGCTCAGGCTCAAGCAGCGTTTGAAAAGCTGGCGGCCAAAGGTCATGCCAGTCAGGTTCAACAGCTTGATGCAATGGCGAAAGAGTGGGCGGAGAAATCAACCTCTGACTCTGAATTCGGCGGCGTGTCATTGCAAGAAAACCTGAGCGTTGCAAAGAAAGCACTTGATGCTTTTGGCTCTCCTGAACTGCGGTCCCTGCTCAATGAGTCCGGTCTTGGCAATCATCCCGAAATGATTCGTTTGCTTTACCGGGCTGGAAGGGCGGTCAGCGAAGACAAGTTTGTCGGCGGATCGTCAAATGCATCTGCGTCCAAGGCATCCGCCAAGGCGTTTTACAGCAACACTGAAATGAACCCCTAAGGAGTTTTTGAAATGGCACTTCTCGCATCTGGTCAACTGACCCTCGTAGACATCGCCAAGCGTGCAGACGCTCAAGGCAAAGCGCTTTCCATCGCCGAACTGCTTTCCCAGCAGAACGACATTCTGGAAGACATCGTTTGGCGTCCGTCCAACGAAATGACCTCCCACAAGGAAGGCATCCGCACGGGTCTGCCAGACATCTACTGGCGCTCGTACAACCAGGGCACCCCGAACAGCAAGTCGCAAACCGCGCAAGTGGTTGAGCCTCTGGCGATGGCCGAAGCCCGTTCGCACATCGACGCGAAGCTGCTGGAACTCAATGGCAACAGCGCACAGTGGCGCATGACCGAAGAGGCGCCCTTCGTGGAAGCCATGGGCCAGGGCGTTGCAGGCAAGATTTTCAACGGCAACGTGGCCGTGGATCAAAAGACCTTCTCCGGTTTTGCCACTCGCTACAGTTCGACTTCCGCAGGCAACGGCAACAACGTGCTGCTGGCCGGTGGTTCTGGTGCTGACAACGCATCGGTCTATCTGGTTGGCTGGGGTGAGAACACCGCTTTTGGCATCTACCCGAAGGGCACCGCTGGCGGTCTGAAGATCAAAGACCTCGGCCTGGACGATGTGAACGACTCGGACGGCAACCCTTACCAAGCCGCCAAGACCTTGTACCAGTGGGATTGCGGTCTTTGCGTGAAGGATTGGCGCTATGTGGCCCGCATCGCCAACGTGGACATGAGCGACTGGCTTGGCGTGACTGGCACGCAAGCTTGGACTTCTGCCACCCACGTTCTGAAACTGATGGTGAAGGCTCTGGCCCGCATCCCCAACAAGGCCAATTGCCGCCTTGCCTTCTACGCCAACCGCTCGGTTGCTGAGGGCCTGATGATTCAAGCGATGGACCGTTCTTCGGCTTCCGTGATGTCCATTCAGGACAGCGTGAACCAGTTCGGCCAGAGCGTGAAACAACTCACCGTCCTGGGTGTCCCCGTGCGCATCGTCGATCAGCTCGGCGTCGCAGAAACCGCTGTCGCTTAATCGGAGAAACTGACATGAGCATGACTGACAACCTTCTGAAACTCAGCGCAGCCCAAGCCGTCACGGCGACCGCTGTTTCCACCAACACGATCCCGCTGGGCACTGCCCGCGACATCGGCCCTGGTGATCAGCTTTACGCTGTCATCACGACTGATGTTGCCGCTACCGCTGCTGGTGCTGCTACCGTGACGTTTGAAGTGATCACTTCGGCTTCGGCTGATCTGAGCACCCCGACCGTGGTGGCTGCTACCGGCGCTATTGGCAAGGCTGATCTGACGATTGGCCGCGACCCGATCAACATCGCCATCCCGCCCCACATCTCGCAAGAGAAGGGCCAGGCATACATCGGCGTGCGCTACACCGTGGCGACGGGTCCGCTGACCGCTGGCAGCTTTACCTGCTACCTGGGTAACGCTGTGGTTCACAAGCAGAAGAACTACGCCAGCGGCTTCACGGTTCTGTGATGGACCTGGCCGACTTCATCGTCGTCTCGGAGAGCCTGTGGAACTCGCAAGAGTCACGGTTCTACAAGAAGGGCGAAACGATCCGGCTTCCGGCTTCTACCAAAACGGGGCCGGAAAGTTCTGTGCAACCTGCTCAAGAGGCAGAGAAACGCAGGGGCCGACCTCCGAAGTCGGAATGATCCTCAAGGGTCGCAAACGCAGGGGCCTAGTGCCCCTGTTTTTTTAAGAGGTCGCCATGAGTTCGGACGTTGAAATTTGCAATCTGGCACTGTCTCACTTGGGTGATTCAGCGACCATCGCCAGCATTGACCCGCCAGAAGGCTCGGCACAGGCTGAACACTGCGCACGGTTCTACCCTATCGCACGGGATTCCTTGCTTGAAATGCACCCCTGGAACTTTGCAACTCGCCGCGTCAGTCTGGCCGCACTGAATGTTCCAACGTGGTCCTGGTCTTATGCCTACGCAGTCCCTGTTTCATGCCTCAAGGTGATTTCAGTTCTGCCGTATGAGAGCGGTTCTGACGAAGAAACCCAGCCCTATGACACTGAGGCTGCGGAAGACGGTTCTTTGATCATCCGAACCAACGCCGAAGCTGCGACGTGTCGGTACATCGCTAGGGTGACTGACACAAACCGTATGCCTCCGCTGTTTGTTGACGCACTGGCCCGCTTGCTGGCGTCTTACATGTCCGGCCCTGTGGTCAAGGGTGAGTCAGGACGTAAGGCTGGGCTTGAGCAGTTGCAGGTGTTCCGTCAGGTCGCATCGCAGGCCATGGTGTCTGACTCCAACCAGCGCATGATTCGGCCCGACAACACTCCAAGTTGGATTGAGGCTCGCTGATGGCTCAGGTACGCAGCTTTCAGCGGTCCTTTGCTGGTGGCGAGGTCACGCCGGAATTGTTCGGGCGGATTGATGACGCCAAGTTTCAATCCGGACTTGCTCTGTGTCGGAACTTTGTGACGAAGCCTCACGGCCCAGCAGAGAACCGGGCTGGATTTGGTTATGTCCGTGAGTCTGGGAACTCTGACAAACGAACCAGGGTGATCCCTTTCACCTACTCCACCACTCAAACCATGGTGGTGGAGATTGGCGAGGGGTACATGCGCTTCCACACGCAGGGCGCAACCCTTGAGGTGACAGCGCCAGCGTACAACGGGGCAACCGCGTATACCCGTGGCGACATTGTTTCAAGCGCTGGGGTGAATTACTACTGCTTGGCAAACACGACCGGCAACGCACCGCCCAACGTCACGTATTGGTATCCGCAACCGGGCGAGGTTATCCAAGTCCCTACCGCGTACCTTGAGGCTGATCTGTTCGATCTGCATTACGTGCAGTCTGCTGACGTTCTCACGCTGGTTCATCCCAACTATCCACCGGCTGAGCTTCGCCGTCTTGGCGCTGCAAAGTGGACGCTGCTGGATATCTCATTCGCCGTGACGGTGGCCGCGCCGGGTGGTGTAACGGTTGTGGCGAGTGGGCACACTGCCGACAAGTACACATACACCTATGTCGTGACGGCCATCGGTGCTGATGGGGTGGCTGAGTCTGTTGCTTCGTCTGAGGTGTCAGATGATGGCAACCTGTTTGAGACTGGCGGCAAGGTCACTATCTCGTGGAGTGCCGTGTCTGGGGCGACTCGGTACAACGTCTACAAACTGAGCGGTGGTCTGTTCGGGTACATCGGGCAGACCACGAACCTGAGCATTGTTGATGACAACATCTTTGGTGATTTGTCCAAGACGCCACCGCTGTACGAGGCAGCGTTTACCGGGGTTGGCAATTACCCTGGGGCCGTGAGCTACTTCGAGCAGCGAAGAGCGTTTGCAGGAACCACCAACAAGCCTCAAAACGTCTGGATGACGAAGAGCGGAACAGAGTCTTTGCTTGCTTACTCGTTCCCCATCCGTGATGACGAGCGCATCAGCTTTCGCATCGCAGCGAGGGAAGCGAACACGGTGCGCCACATCCTGCCGATGGGACAGTTGCTGCTGCTGACCAGTTCGGCAGAGTGGCGAGTGACCTCCCAGAACTCCGACGCCATCACGCCGACAACGATAAACGTGGTTCCGCAGTCCTATGTCGGTGCCTCCAACGTGCAGCCTCAGATTGTCAACAACACCGCGATTTACTGCGCGGCACGAGGTGGTCATATCCGCGAGGTGGCGTACAACTGGCAGGCATCAGGCTTCCTGACGGGCGATCTGTCATTGCGTGCCCCCCACCTGTTTGACGGGTTCGACATCGCTGATATGTGCTATGCCAAGGCCCCGATTCCTTTGGTGTGGTTCGTGAGCACTTCTGGCAAGTTGCTGGGGTTGACATACGTTCCAGAGCAACAGGTTGGATCGTGGCACCAGCACGATACGGATGGGCTGTTTGAGTCCTGCGCTGTCGTTGCAGAAGGTGCAGAGGATGTGCTGTATGTGGTGGTCAAGCGCACCATTGGAGAGAGCGAGGTTCGGTATATCGAGCGCATGGCAACCCGTGCGATTGGGGACCAGGCTGATGCGTTCTTTGTGGACTGCGGTGCAACCTATGACGGCGTGCCGGTCGATGAAATCTCTGGGCTTACGTGGCTTGAGGGTAAGACCGTGAACATCCTTGCAGATGGTGCGGTTCATCCTCAGCGTGTGGTTACTTCTGGTGCGATCACGCTGGATGTAGAGGCCAGCAAGATCCATGTTGGGTTGCCAATCGTTGCCGACTTGGAAACCCTTCCATTCGCTGCGCAGATTGACAACGGGTTCGGCCAAGGCAGGATCAAGAACGTGAACCGGGTATGGCTTCGCGTGTTCAAGTCGTCGGGCATCTTCGCGGGGCCTACCATGGCGCGGTTGACTCAGGCGAAGCAGCGCACAACCGAAGACTACGGCCTGGCCCCGGCACTCAAGACGGGCGAAGTAGAGATTGCAGTCACGCCCACATGGGCCGATGGTGGGCAGGTGTTTGTCCGTCAGACCGATCCCCTACCCCTGACAGTCGTTTCCATGACGGTTGAGGTTGAGGTGGGGAGTTAGTGTACGCATTAGGCTAGAGCGCCCCTATGTTCATGGTATGGCTCTGAACATAGGCACCGCCTTTACCTATAACACGAACATTGGGAGTCAACAGACTTCCATGCTGGCGTCTCAGAATGCCGGTTTCGGTTCGTCTGGAATGTCTGCATCTGCTTTCGGTGGATATGCCCAGTTGTTCGGCGTTCTCGCTTCCGCTTGGGGTTCGCGGATCAGTGCAAAGAATGAACGCCAGAACCTGAAGTTTCAGGGGGACATGGATCGGCAGAATGCCGCTTACTCTGCAAAGTCCACCCTTCTAGGTGCAAGCTACTCCGAAGCGATGGCGCGGATCAACGCCAACGCCGTCAGGGAGACCGCCAGGGCAAACATGAAGATTGCCGAGTTGGGGGCAGAGTCTGCGCTCCAGCAAGGCCAGCAGCAGGTTGCCAGCCTGACGCTCAAAGCTGGTCAACTCAAGTCCACCCAACGGGCCGCGATGGCTGCGAACGGTATTGACCTGGGTGAGGGCAATGCGGTTGATGTTCTGGCTTCTACGGAAATCATGAAGGACATTGACAAGGAACAGATCACGGCGAACGCGATCCGCAATGCATGGGGGCACCGTACCCAAGGCGTGGCCGCGATGATCGACGGCAACACCCAAGCGGTGAATATCGAAATCGGCGGCAGGACTCAGGCTCAGAACATCCGTTCGCAAGGTGCGCAAGAGTTGTTCAGCCTGCAATCGTCGGCCAACTCCAGCTATGCAGCGAGCAACGCAATCAGCCCTGACAGTCAATTCACAAACACACTGATCAACGGGGCCATGGGCGTGGCTGATACGTGGTATCGCCGGAGCAAGGTAGCCTGATGAAAGTCCCAACCTACGACAATTTGCAGGTAGGCGCGAACACGCTACCAACTCCAAGCTTCCGACCAGCAACGACGAACCCGGAACAGGCGCGAACTCTCCAGCCGTTCAAGGCTGTGACGACGCCAGACATTGCGGGAAAGCAGTTGCAGCAGACCGGCGACACGATGCAGCGGCTGGGCAGTCAGATCGCGGCCTATCAGATCGAAGCCGAAAAGAACGTCGCTCAAGTCCGCGTTGACGATGCGCTGAACAAGGCCAAGGAAGCCGCGCTAAGGCTTACTCACGACAAGGACCAAGGCTATACGAACATCCGTGGTAATGCCGCGATTGAGCGTCAATCCGGCCTGTCGCTTGAGGACGAGTACACGCAGAATCTGGTGAAGGAAATCCGCACCATCGGCGAAGGGCTTGGGACGGACGCGCAAAAAGCGATGTTCTCTCAGCGGGCGTCAGAGCTTGCGACGAACTTTCGCGCTGGTGCCATGCGCCACAAGTCTGACGAGTACAACAGTCACAGCCTGTCTGTCTCTCAGGGTGCCCAGAAGCTGGCTATTGATCAGATTGCCAAGGAGTACAGCAACCCTGAGTCTGTGAATGAGGCGCTGAATACGATCAAGGCGCACGTTTACCGTGAGGCGCAGTTGACTGGCAAGTCGGCGACGTGGCAAGAGGCCCGCGTTCTTGAGTTGACCAGCACGGCGCACAAGGTTGCGATTGCATCGGCGCTTGAAAGCAACGATCTGTCGTTTGCCGCTGGCTACATGAAGCAGCACGCGAAGGAGATTGACCCTGTTGACATGCTGCCCTTGAAAAAGGCAATCAACACTGAGTCAAACAAGCAACTCGGCGCGGCTCGGGCTGACATTCATTTGCAAGGTGTGCGGGCCACAGTTGACCCTAGCGACTTTGACCGCGTGGTCAACATCACAATGAATACCGAGTCCAACGGGAAAAGGTACGGTAAGGACGGCAACATTCTCACCAGTCCAAAAGGGGCAAAGGGGGAAATGCAGGTGTTGGACGACACCAATATGGCCCCGGGATATGGGGTGACACCGGCGAAAAATAATTCTCCTGACGAGCGCGCCAGAGTCGGAAGAGACTACATGAAGGCGATGATTAAGCAATACGGTCGGCTTGATATTGCTTGGGCGGCATACAACGGCGGTCCGGGTCGGGTAGATAAAGCCCTTAAGAAGGCTGAGCAGGCAGCGGACAAGTTCCGAGGTGTTGGCGCTGACGACTATCTGGCCTACCTGCCGAAAGAAACCCAAGACTACGTTGCCAAGAACATGGCGGCTTATGAGGGTGGCGAAGGTAAACAGAAGGCCCGCACGATGGAAGAGGTAGACGCGGCATTGCGGTCTGACCCCTATCTGGCAAGGAATCCAGACGCCTACAAAGTTGCGCGAGAGCGTGCAGAAACAACACTGCGCGACATGACCAACGCCAAGAAGATCAGGGATGACGAGGCGCTTGCCACCGCCCTGGATGGCATCGAAAAGAACGGCGGTAGCTATTCCAAGCTACCCGCAGCCGTTCTAAACGCTGTCCCGCGTGACAAGCTTGATACCGTCCGCAGCTATGCCGACAAGGTTTCTAAGCAGGTTCCTGTTGAGACGGATTGGAAGCTGTACTACGAGCTTCGCACTGATCCGCAAAAGCTTTCAATGGTCAACCTTGGATCGTTCAAGGGTCAGTTTGCTGATTCTGAATTCAAGCAGCTTGTTGACTTGCAGCAGTCCAAGGACACAACGAAACAAACGGTGATCCGCTCGGCAGAAGAGGTGCTGAAAAACTACATGGTTCAAGCTGGCATCAACCCGAATCCGAAGTCAGAAAAGGATGCTGAAAAGGTTGGCCGTGTGTTCTCTGAGTTTGAGACAAAGCTGAACGCGTTTGAAGCGCAGCAGGGCAAGAAAGCCACCAGCAAAGACGCCGAAGAAATCGCCGCCCGCATGTTCACCAAAGTGGAAACAGCCGGATTCCTTTGGAACAGCAGCAAAGTAGCGGCAAACCTCAAGCCTGGTGAAAAGGTTGTTGTGCCTCCCGTAGACCGCAAACAAATCATTGATGCATTGACCGAAATGAAAAAGCCAGTGACGGAGGAAAACATTCAAGCCTTGTACCGCAGGCGCGAGGGCTTCTGATGGCCGATAACCCATATCTCCCGCTCTTGCAAGATGACACGGAGCAAGGTGTTCGTTCGTCCATGCTGACGGCTATCGACAAGCAACCCGACGCAGAGGCAAAGCTCCAGAACCTTGCCAAGCGGTACAACCTTCCGGTTGAGGCTGTGCGCCTGAACAAGCCTGAGATTGAAACCCGGGCTGCGTTTGACTCGATTGATTACAGGACTCTGGCCCGCGATCTGCCGGGTACTTCTGCTTTCCTGAGCAACCCTGAAAAAGCCGCGATTGCGCATGACAACATCGGCAGCATGGGTCAGATTGAGCGGACTATCCGTCAGTTCGGCGGTGGTCTTGTTGGTCAGTCTGTCGGCGGTACGTTGTCAGGGTATGGCGTTCTCGCCGATGTGATGCAGCGCACGGTTGTGAATGACTTTGCGTCTATCTTCCTTCCAGAGCCTCAACGTGGACCGATGGGGCTTGTGCCTCAGAAGCCAACAATTGAATCCCTTGCTGGCCCGCTGATCGGTGAAGGTCTGCGGGATGTTGGCGGTATGGTCAAGGAAAAAGGCCGTGCCATTGAAGGCACTGGCGAAAAGACTTTCTGGGATCAGGTTGCCGGTGGTCTGGGTCAGGTTGTCGGTCAAATCCCCATGTCCATACTTACGCGAGGCACCAGCCTTTACGCGCAGGGTGCGGACGTGATGAACGAGAAGATTGCGCCGGACATTGCAAACCAGCGCGATAAGGATTTGGCCGTTCTGGGTGGCGCGGCTGTAACTGGTGTGACTGAAGCCTGGGCGCTTGACAAGCTGCTTGGCCCGTTGGCTGTTCCGATGAAGAGTCAGATTGGCGCAGCACTTGCACGCATCGGCATTGCTTCGGCTGCTGAGGGTGGGCAAGAGTTTTCAGAGAACGTCATTCAAGACGTGATTCGCAAGTCCATTACCAACCGTGACGCGGAAATCAACATAGGCCAATCAATCGAAGAAGGCGGCGTTGGCGCTGCTGTCGGTGGCATCGTGCGAACCATCGTTGAATCTGCGCTTCATGTTCGCACTCGTGGCGCGCGAAAGGTTGAGCAGGCCGAACAAGGCGGGCAGGCGATTGCTGATCTGTCCGAGTTGGTCAAGGCTGACAAGCTGTTGCAGCGCGACCCGCAGAGCTTCGAGCAGTTCATCAAGGACGCGGCAGAAGGTGGCCCGGTCGAGAAGGTCTATATCGACGCTCAGACCCTGATGCAATCCGGTGTAGCTGAACAGGTGGCCGCAGTGTCTCCCGCTGTTGCCGAGCAGTTGGAGATTGCCGCACAGACTGGCGCACAGATCGCTATTCCAGTTGAGGAATACACCGCACGCATTGCGCCTACAGACTTCGCTCAGGGCTTGCTAGACCACGTCAAGACCGATCCCGATGGGTTCAGCCGTGCCGAAGCTCAGGAGTACATGCAGAGCCAAGGCGACCAACTGCAACAAGAGGTCGAGCGGGCACTGACCGAGCAGCAGGGCGACGAGGTTTCCCAGACCTCGCAGGCCGTGGTGAAGGCTCAGATCCAGCAGGAGCTTGACGCGCTTGGCCGGTTCACGCCTGAGAAGAACGAAACCGATGCGGCGCTGTTCTCCAGCTACTACGCGGTGCGGGCGGCTCAGTTGGGCGTGACGCCTGAGCAGTTCTATGAACAGCGAAAGGTGCGGTTTGCTGCGCAGCGCATGGAAGGCCTGCAACTTGACCAAGGCCAAAACGACCAGACAGGCGCACTTGATGATGCAACCGGGTTGCCGCTTAACTCCGATGGGACGGTAACGGTCTACCACCATACAAGCGCAGAGAAGGCGGCGGAAATTCGTCAGTCTGGCGTCCTCAAGTCGGCAGCAGAGCCAGACCTGTATTTCACAACCACTCCTGAAACTGATACAGGGTATGGCGATACTGCGATCCCGTTTCGAGTTAAACCCGACCGCCTGTTGTTGGATGACGAGTTCCCCGGTGGAAGGCAAGATTTTCGCGTTGAAACAAAGACCGCCAGCAAGTCGCGCCGTGTGCGCTTCCTTCCTGACGGCTCGGCTGTTCTCAATCAGGGCGGCTCTACGCAGAAGGCACGTGGCTCATTTGGCCGCATCTTCAACGTACTCCGCAACGGTGAAAAAGTCGGTGAGGTTGTCGCACTTGAGCAAGACGCCGCGCAAGCTACCGCTATTGATAAGTTCGGCGCTGATGCTGTTGCGGTAGCGACGACTGAGTTTTCTATCGCCCTTCTTAAAGGCGCAGATTTAAGCACAGCCCTCCATGAAGGTGCTCATTTCTTCTTTGAGAATGACATTGCTCTGGCCGCTGAACTTGTAAAACAGAACGGTGTATTTGAGTCTGACACGCAGTCCGAAGGTGAGCGGCAGATTGTTGCTGATGTTTCCGCCCTGATGAACTGGCACGGCATCAAAGGCACGGTTGAGGAGCAGTTGGCCCAGTGGTACACGATGGACTTTGAGCAGAAGCGTGTCGCCCATGAGCGCACCGCCGAAAGCTTCGAGGCTTATCTGTTCAACGGGAATGCCCCGAGCATTGAACTCGCTCCGTACTTCCAGAAGTTCCGCGCATGGCTGCTGAACGTCTACAAGTCTCTCAAGTCGTTCCTTGAAAAGAACCCTGAAGCCGGGAAGCTGGATGATTCCGTGCGCTCTATTTTCGACCGGATGCTGGCGACAAGTGAGCAGATCAAGACCGCCGAACAGTCGCGCTCCATGCTGCCGCTGTTTGCGAATCCTGAACAGGCCGGGATGACGCCGGAAGAGTTCGCGGCCTATCAAGAGCAAGGAATCGAACCGACCGCAGAAGCCATCGACAAGCTACAGGCACGCGGGTTGCGTGATCTTGCATGGGCTAGGAATGCACATGGACGTGAGATCAAGAAGCTCCAGAAAAGCGCAGAGGCACGGCGCAAAGAGGTACGCATTGAGGTGCGCAGGGAGGTCATGAGCCAGCCGGTGTACCGAGCATGGCAGTTCCTGACGGCAACCGTGGAGAAGGGCGCTCCGACTGAGGCAGAAACCGAGTTCAAGAAAGAGCTATCCGATTGGGAGCAGCGACGGGAAGAATACAAGGCAGAGCAATCCACCAAGATCAAAGCGCAGATGTGGGAGCAATCCCCGCAGGCGTCAGCAGAATATGCCTCTCCGCAAAAGCGAGGCATGGCTAAGGGTCAGTTCCTAATCAAGAACAAAAAGCTTGTTGAGGTTGATTCAGAGCGGGCGGCCATTCTCTGGGAAAAGGAAAACCAGAAGCCTAAGAAGCCGGAAGTTGTACGGCCAGAAACCATTGAGCAGGCTTTAGGTGAGCTTGGGAAGTTGCAGCTTTCAGAGGTTGAAAGTCTCGGCCTCCCCGCTGGCTTTGTCGAAATCCTGAAAGATCGCAAGATGACCGGAAAGGATGGATTCCATCCTGACATTGTTGCCGAAGAGTTTGGCTTTACTTCTGGCGACCAGTTGACCCGTGAGCTTGTCGATTCCGTGCCGCCAGAAGAGGCTATCGAGAACCTGACCGATCAACGGATGCTTGAGCGCTTCGGCGACCTCGCCACTCCGGGAGCCATCGATCAGGCGGCAGACAAGGCGATTCACAATGAGGCCCGCGCCCGCATGGTGGCGACTGAGGCCAACGCACTGGCGCAAGCGACCGGACAACAAAAGATTCTGTTGAGCGCTGCAAAGGAGTTCGCGGCTCAGATCGTGGCCCGCCTGAAAGTCCGTGACGTACAGCCCAGCCGGTTCGCCAATGCCGCAGCACGCGCAGCCGTCAACGCAATGAAGGCCAGCAAGGCGGGAGACATTCAGACCGCTGCGACCGAAAAGCGCAATCAGGTTCTGCAACTCCAAGCTGCCAAGGCTGCGCACGATGCGCGTGACGAGGTGGATTCGTCGCTCAAGTACCTGAAGAAGTTTGGCAAGGAAAGCGTTCGGAAGAATCTCGATCAGGGCTACGTTGACCAGATTGATACGCTGCTGGAAAAGTACGATCTGCAAAGCACGGCCAGCCAGGCAGACCGACGCCAGAGCCTTGCCACATGGGTTCAGTCCCGACTGAATGCTGGTGAGCTACCCGCCATTGCCGAAAGCCTGCTGACGCCCGCCGAGCGATCGAAGTATCTGGCTCAGGTGCAAAGCCGCGATGAATCCGGCGATCTTGTTTACAAGGACGATGAAGCCGCGATTGCGCTGCTTGCTCAGGCCATTGAACGGTCCGCCAAGCGCTCGCACAAAGACATGACGGTCGAGGAATTCCGTGGTCTGGTGGACACGGTGAAGAACATCGAACACCTCGGACGACTGAAAAACAAGATTCTGACGGCCCGCGACCAGAAGGGATACGAAGCGATCCGCGACGACATAGCCGCTGGCATTGTTGAACACGCCAAGCAGTCAGGCAAGAAGACCAAGACGGCAAACAATTGGCTCGGACAGAAGTTCCAGTCGATCAAGCAGTTTGGCGCATCGCACATCAAGGTAGCCACCTGGGCGCGAATCATGGACGGCGGCAAGGACAACGGCCCAGTGTGGCGCTACCTGCTCCAGCCTGCTAACGAGCGGGCAACGATGGAAACGGAAATGAGGGCAAAGGCGACGGAAGCGCTGGACAAGATCATGCGCCCCGTGCTGTCCAAGGTCCCCATGTCTGACAAGGTAGGCAAGGGGAAATTCTTCCCAAGCTTGAATGAGTCGATGAACTGGCAAGAGCGGTTCGCCGTCGCCTTGAACATCGGCAACGAGTCCAACATGCAACGCCTGCTTGGCGGTAAGGGCTGGACGTTCGCGCAAGTGAAGCCGGTGCTTGATGGCCTGACCGCAGAGGAATGGACCGCAGTGCAAGCGGTGTGGGATCACTTCGAGACTTACCGTCCGTTGATCGCAGAGAAAGAGCTTCGCGTCACTGGCAAGGAACCGGAATGGATCAAGGCCCGCCAGATCGACGTAAGCACGGCTGACGGCCAGCGCATCCAACTGCGTGGTGGGTACTACCCGGTTGTGTTTGACCCGCGTGTGAACATGAAGGCAGAGGCTGACAGCAAGTCTCAAGAGGCCAAGGACATGATGAAGGCCGCGTACTCTGCGGCAACCACTCAGCGGGGTTTCATCAAACAGCGGGTCGAGGAACTGAACGGACGGCCTTTGATGCTGAACCTCCAGGGACTCTATACCGGCGTGAACAACGTCATTCACGATCTGTCGTGGCATGAATGGGTGATCGACGCTAACAAGCTGCTCAAGTCCAAGACCATCGACAACGCGATTCGTGAGCACTACGGCCCCGAAGTGAAACGAGAGTTCGACAAGTGGCGCGACGACATCGTGATTGGTTCTCGTCGCATGGATCACGGTGTTGAGCGTGCGGCGGGATTCCTGCGTCAGAGCATCAGCGCATCAGCCCTGACGTTCAACCTGCTGACCGCAGCGATGCAGCCGCTTGGCCTGTCCAACTCCATCGCCCGTGTGGGTGCTACGTGGGTTGGGAAAGGGGTTGCCCGCTACGTGGCCGCTCCGATGCAGTCAACCCGCGAGGCTCAGGAAAAATCCAAGTGGCTGGCAAACCGCACACGTACCCGCTTCCGTGAGTTGAACGAACTGCGCAACCAAGTGCAGGGCCAGACCGCAGCGAAGGAGTTGATGGGCAAATACGGCTACTGGCTGATGATGCGCACACAGATGATGGTGGACGTGCCTACGTGGTGGGGTGGTTACGAGAAAGCCATTGCAGAAGGGCAGGACGAGGCCACGGCGGTTCAATTGGCCGACCAGGGTGTGAAGGACGCACAAGGCGGCGGTGAAGAGGTAGACCAATCCGGCATTGAGCGCGGCGGGGCTATCGTGAAACTGTTCACCACCTTTTACAGCTACATGGGTTCGACGCTGAACGTGGCGTATCTTGCTGGGAAGACCGACGCAAGCAAGGCGCGTGCCGTGGCAAACATTCTTCTGGTGACGATGGCCCCGGTGATTCTCGGAACGCTGCTCAAGGATGCGCTGGTTCTTGGCGGGGATGACGACGATGAAGACCTGTTGAAAAAGCTGGCCGTTGAACAAGTCAACTTCCTGCTTGGCATGGTGGTTGTCGGGCGCGAATTCGGCCAGGCTGCAAAGATGGCATTTGGTGAATATTCACCCGGCTACGGTGGCCCGGCTGGTCTTCGGATGATCGGCGACATCACGAAGCTGACAAGCCAGACCGCACAAGGGGAGTTTGATGCTGGATTCGGCAAGGCGTTTATCTCCGTGCTAGGTGATTTGACCGGCATTCCATCCGTGCAGATCAATCGAACTGTGATGCAAGGCATACCCGCTGTGATTGACGGTGAGACTGACGGTCCAGTGGAAGCGGTTCAAGCTATCACCTTCGGATTCCAGCGCTAGGTGTACGCATCCTGATCATTGGTCGGTAACTTGCTGGCATTTGGCAAGGACCACCGATGACGATTAGCAGCGAAACACGCAAGGCAGGGCCATACACCGGGAATGGTGTGGTTTCACAATTCCCGTTCTACTTCAAGGTTTTCCAGACGAGTGACATTGTGGTGGTCCGCACGGTTGACGGCGTTGAGTCAATTGTTGCCGAAGGTCCTGGCGGGTATGAAGTCACCATTCTTGGCGAAGATGGTGCTGTCAACTTCTACACCCCTCCTGCGTCTGGCGACCTAATCACCATCACCAGCGACGTTGCCGCGTTGCAGCCGGTTGACCTGACGAACCAGGGCGGCTTTTACCCTACCGTCATCAACAACGCGCTTGATCGGTTGACGATCATTTCCCAGCAGTTGAAAGAGGCGGGTAGCCGTGCGCTTACGCTCCCAATCAGCAGCTCTGAAACTCCTGATGCGTTCCTTGCTGATCTGATTGCATCGGCTGATTCGGCCATTGCGGCGGGTGCGGCGATTGAGGCCGCGCTTGATGACTTCACAATCCCCGGCGCTGCGGCTCTGGTGGGTGTTGATGATGGCGCTTCCGGGACTCGATACACAACGCTTGCTGGCCGACTTACGTACATGCGTACCGGAAACGGGGCGCTTGATGTTGGAACGCTGGCCGCTGGTACTGGCGCAACGGCACGCAACCTTCAAACGAAATTGCGCGATCACATCCATGTGGATGACTTTGGCGCATTTGGTGGCGCAACAAACGATACGGCGGCATTTCAAAACGCATTGAACCAAGCTGCGGCGCTGGGTGGCGGGCAAGTCCACTTTTCGCGCAATCATCGGATTCTGTCAAACCTCACAATCCCGTTGAACGTGGCGCTTGTTGGACCGCTCAAGGGCGCTGGTCAGTTGCAGCCTGGTGATAGCCTGGCAGACTTTGACAGCAAGGCTGGCGTTCTCCGTGTCGGAAGTGCTGTGACCATCACGGCACTTGCATCGTCTGCACTGGCGCAATGTATCGTTGTCCGGGATGGGCTAGACCTTCCGTTCATCAGTGAGGTCGATGCAGCCTCTGGAATCGCTGCATTTGCAGGGACTGCTATCACTGGTGGCGGCGCTGACGTGGTTTTGTCGGACCTTCTGATTCTTGGCTTCGCTCGCGCTTTTGATTCTCTGAACCATGCTCGGGCAAACCTTACCAACGTGCAAGGCGATTGCACCAACGGCATCAGGATTCAGAACGCCGTTGACACTGTGTATCTGTTGAATTGCCATTTCTGGCCGTTCACAACTGCAAACTTCTCATGGACCGCAAGCGATGCAACGCAGGCGATTCTGATGCGCAGTGGTATCGCTTACGAACTGGCGGCAACGGTTGATTTTCCCAAGGTCACGAACTGTTTCAGCTATGGTTATTTCCGTGGGTTCCGACTGCACAACACCGCAGCCGTCGCCATGGTTGGTTGCGCTGCTGATGGTCCCGTCAATGCTGGCGTACCGCGTCAAGCTGGAAGCATTGGCGTATTGATCGAAGGCGCTGCGATTGATTGCAAGATAACGAGCATGTACACCGCTGGAAAGGTTACAGGCTATGCCAATAATGCAAGCTCTGGCGATGTTGAATACGTATCGTGCGATGCAGTCGCCTGCACTATCGGTTGTGACAACCTGAATGCTCAACGCATCATGTGGCGCGGGGGGTTTCTGCGGAACTGCGCTTACTCTTTCCAGCAGAGTTTTGCAGGTACGTTCAAGATCGACGGAGCGAAAATCAGGGACTACTTGACGAAGCCTTTCAACGTGGCAGTTTCCACAACTGGACTTGTTGCGACCAACATTGACTTTATTGCTCCTGCTGCTGGGGCGAGCATGGCGGACAACTCTGCCAACTGGCTGCTACCGACTATCGCATCAGCCGACCCTTTGCATTTGACGGGCAACGTGGGTGATGTGTTTCTGATTTCAGGAACCACCGGGTTCGGAACTTTGACGGGCGGATATCCTGGCCGCAAGGTGACGTTGTTCTTTGCTGGTGCATTGAACGTGGTCAACGGCGCAAGTATGCGACTCAGTGGCGGTGTCAACTTTGCAGCTATTGCAGGAAGTTCATTGACGCTGGTGTGGAATGGAACGCAGTGGCGTGAGATTGGAAGGTGTACATGAAACTCGCACTCCGAACCGGCGCGGCACCGGATGCAAACTCGCTTGGTCGATTCTCAGCCAAGGCTATCAAGCTGCGGCTGGTCACACATTACCCGCACGCTGGGATTGTTGTGGGTGACACGTTGTATCACGCGACCTCTCGGCATGGCGTGATTGCAGAGCCATTCAATCCTACCGGATGGGTTGTCTTTGACATCGGCGGAGACGATGCCAGAGCGCTGGAGCTGTTCAAAGAGCAGGAAGGAAAGGGCTATGACTGGATTTCGCTCTTCGCCTTTGTGATGCTCAACGCATCGGATTCGCAGCGGTGGTACTGCTACGAGTTGAGCTCCTACATGATGACGGGCAAGCGGCCTGGCGCCCGAGTGACCCCTGAATCCCTGTTGATCGAGGCCAAAAACATGGGGGTCGCGTGAAGTGGAAAGCCAGAATCACAGTCCTGCTTACGGCGCTATTCGGTCACAAGCTTGCATGGGCAACCACCACCGGCGTGATTGCTGGTGTGACAGCTTCACAGATTGGGCGCGATCCTGTGCCGTGGATCGTCGGGGCCATGGCCGTGACGGTTGTCTACGCCTACAAGAAACCGGACAACCGCGAGAAGGCACTGGCAAACGGCATGGTTTCGGTGTTTCTCGGCGGCATCGGTGCGCCATACACGGGCCAGATCCTGAGTCAGTACGTGAGCCCGGTTTACGCAAACGACTGGGTTTTGGCTGGGGTTCTCGGCGCTGGCTGGCCGTGGCTTCTGCCTATCGCCCTGAGCTTCATCAAGCGTAAGAGCGAGAAGGCCGCAGATGAATGAATTCAACGTCACAGAAGGCGCTTTTCGCATCGTCCTGCTGTCCGCAGGTCTGTGGGTGGCTGGGCACCACTTCTGCGCATCCAACGCGCTCAAGCGGGCGCCGGTGTTCGTCAAGTTGCTGCTGATGCCCGCAACCGTTGCATCTGGTGTTGGCATGGCTTGGGCTTCGGTGTTCTACGGTTCAGGAATGGCCGTGCTGTTTGCCGTGCCTGCTGTGGTGTGCATGAGCATCACCGAAGCGATGGTGTGGCGGGCTGGGGCGTATATCTCGGCGGCGTTTGAGCGACAAGCCGAAGTCAAGTCACGCGAGCGCAGAGAGTTCAACCGAATCATGAGTCGGACCACCGGCCCAGCCTATGACCTGTCGGACCTTGTGACCCCAAGCGGCTTGCAAGAGCTTGAGCAAAAGGAACGTGTATGAAATACACCGTCACCGCAGGCCACGGCGCAAGCGACCCGGGTGCAGTAGCTGCCACAGGCGAAACCGAAAACGCGCTCATGACAGAGTTGCGCGACATCGTTGCAAGCAAGCTGGTTGCGGCAGGTCACACCGTGGCAACAGATGGCGGGTGGAGGCAAAACCTCCCACTGCCTTACGCGATGACGCTGGTTCCCGGTAGCGCTGTTGCAATCGAGTTGCACACCAACGCCAGCGACAACAAAAGTGCACGAGGTGTCGAGGTGATCAGCCTCCCATCGCAGCGCGAGCTTGCCCGAACGATTGCACGCCGCATCGGCCATGTGCTGGGTATTCCAGTTCGTGGCGCCGGTGGATGGATTGACCAGAGTCAAAGCGCACGCGGTCGCTTGGGATTCGTGCGTGTTGGCGGGCTTGTCGTTGAGGTGTTTTTCCTGAGTAACCCTGACGAGCTAGCGGCGTATCAGGCCCGAAAGTGGCAGGTTGCAACGGCCATTGTTGACGCACTGACGGGGGCCTCATGAAAGAAGAAGACTTTTCATTTGCCGTGCTGGGCGGCGCCGTGGTGTTCCTCGCCATGGCTGCTCTGACGATTGTCGGCGTGCTGGCGTTTCTTGCTTGGAGTGCGTGATGGGTGCAATTGCTGGACTGTTCAATATCGTGCCCGGGATCATCTGGGCAGCTATCTGCGCGGGCCTGTTCGGATGGGGTGGGATCAACGCCTACCGCGTGAACAGTGCACAGAACGACCTCGCGCAATTCAAGGCAACGCAGGCCGAAGCCATCGTTGCTGCGCAGACCCAAGCCGCCGAACAAACCGCATCACTTGAAAGGACGAAAGATGAAGCCATCAAAGCCGCCCAAACCCGCGCCGCTGAAAACGCTGCTGCTGCTGGCCGCGCTAAGTCTGAGCTTGCTCGGCTGCGCGAGTCATCCGCCGCTGGTGCCAGTAACGCCGTCACTTCCATCGCCGCCTGCTCTGAGTACACCGCTACCGCAAACACCGTACTCAACGAGTGTGCGGGCGCTCTTGTTGAGCTGGCAGAAAAAGCTGATGGGCACTCCTCAGACGTTCGAACCCTTACCGGAAGCTGGCCCGCGTGGGACAAGTTCGCCAGCGAAATGACCGACTTCACCAACCGACTGAAAGGACCCAAATGAAATACGTGAAAATCTCGTTAATTGCTCTGGCCGCGTTTGCC